CGCTAAAGCTTGCGCGCACGACGTCGCCGCACTCGCAGCCGCACTCGCCTATTTGCAGCGCCTCGATCGCGCTTAAAATTTCGCGGTTTTGACCGCTTTGCAGCTTTTTAAAGTTCTCGTCTCTGATTTTTTGCAGATCCATTTTAATCCTAAAATTTCAAAATTTAGCGCCATTTTAACATAAAATTTTATCCATTTTAAGGCGCAAAGAGATAAAATCAACTTGCAATTCAAGCAAAGGAGCAAAAAATGCAAGAAGCAAAAACGAGAAAATTCAGTCTCAGATTTAATCACGAAATTTCAAGTAGTGGCGCAGAGGTGCGGCTTTGGCTGCCGTTAGTGCTGCAAGAGCCCTATCAGAGGTTGCTTGGCGAATATCATGCCCGCTCAAATGCGCAAGAGTCTGCTATCTGCGGAGATCATATAAGCACGTACTACGCGCGCTTCGCACCCGATAAAGAAGCAAGAGCGGGCGTCGGCAAATACGGCGAGCAAGGTGTCGTAGGCGAAGAGGATGATTATTTTGAGCTTAGCTTCGATATTGAAATTTCGGAGCGAAACACCGATTTTAGCAAGGTAAGCTTTAATGAAAATGAGCGCTTGAGCCCCGAGATCGAGGAGTTTTTAAAGCCTTCAAAGCTAATTCCGGTAGAAGGCGCTGCGAAACAAAAATCAGACGAGATCACCGGCTCGCTTAAAGGTGATCTGGAAAAGGCGCGCGCGATCTACGAGTGGGTCGCTAAAAATATGAGCCGCGATAATGGCGTGATCGCATGCGGTAGCGGCGATGCAGCAGCGATTTTAAGCAGCGGTAGGCTAAGCGGCAAATGCGCCGATATAAATAGCGTGTTCGTCGCGCTCTGCAGGGCAGCGGGCATTCCTGCGCGCGCTATTTACGGCATCCGCACGGGCGTGGCGCCGGAGGCTTCGCCCCCCTGCCGACACTCCTCGTTTGCTTCGGCAAGTAGGCGGCGGCATTCGCGCTCGTCTACCTCGCGTGCAGCGGAGATGTAACGCTCCCCCATCTCCTCTGGCCACTCCTCGTTGGCACAGGCGGCGGTGTACTTGAAGCCAGTGATGACAGCCTCAGCGAGGTCGGGGTGCTTCGCCAGGAAAGTGACCTCATAGGAAGAGCTCTTGCCGCGCGTGGAGATGAGCCCATACTGGATGAGCTTTGAGTTCCGACGCGTGCCCACGCCGGCCGTTACAGGCAGGGTGGAGGAGATGCGGGCCGACACTCCTACGACACGGCCTCCATCCCATATTGGCGTGTAGGTGCAGCCTTCATGCTTGCTGGAGCGCGAGTTGCGCAGTGGTGCGACTAGTGCCGCCCAGTAGAGGTTCTCGTACTGTGTGGACAGGTTTGAGAGGGCTACCCAGGGGACGATGGGGTGGTCGTTGCCCTGTAGTTGAAGGTCGAAGTGTCGGCTGTTCCTGAAAGTGTCGCCAACTTGGTAGGTGAGACCCTTGAGGGTCAGTGCGGTGGCGGGAATGGCGATTGGGTGCGAGATGGTTGCGCGGAGTGGGTCGATGTGTCTCATGAGAACATCTTAGCCCAGAAAGCCTATGGCGTCAACCCCTACCCTTGACTCTGCACGAGAGTGCAAACATCTCTGCACGAGAGTGCAAACATCTCTGCACGAGAGTGCAAACATCTCTGCACGAGAGTGCCAACTAACCCCTTAAGTAGAACCCCCTAAGAGAACTCTTAGTCGCGCGTGCGCGCGAATCCACGATCTTCGCTTCGCTCCGACCGTCGGACCGTTGGTCCTTGGTCGTCGCCCTGGCCTGTGGCTCAGTTGGCCCACGAGAGCAAGGACGAGGAGATGGTTCATTGGCTAGTCACGTACCTGGCTCTAGTTGATCCTTGGTCGCCTGATCGAGTTGGAGCATTCAGAGACATCTTCGTCATCCTTGCCCTTCCTTGCTGTACCGAGACGGAACCTGACCTTGAAGACTTCCTTGCTCTAGTGCCAAGCAATGGGTTGGGTTGTGGTTACGTTGGGTTGATCGTCTCTAGTTGGTCAGCTCTCACCAGAGAAGGTTGGGCCTCGGCGGCGCGGCGGGCGGCGGGCGGCGCGCACCCCGGGAAGGCCACCAGGAGGCTCATGGGCGGCCTAACGGGGGTGAGTGTGTGTGCTGGCCTGGGTGGGGTGCTGGAAGGCTCTCAGATTGGCTTACGCGGCTTCGGGCGCTTCTGGGGATGTGAACTGTCCGGAGATTCCGGTGGGTTGCGCCCGGTTCGCCGTCGCATGTAGGATGGTCGTGCTGATAGAGGCCCGCCGGATGGGTCAGAGTGAAGTTTCCTTTCCTTCTCCGTATTCCCGGCGGGCCTCGCCTTTGCCTACAGGCCCCCGCCGTGGTAGACTGTGTTGGTCAGCCAACGAAAGGACTACCATGACTACCCCCAACGCCGACCGTCAGTTCCCGAAGTGCACTCACTGCGGCGAGCCATACCGGCCCCCGCGCACGACGGCGAAGGAGTTCCCGGGCACCAAGCCCTACGGTGGGCGAGGGACCTGCAACGCCTGCTACCGGGAGTTGCTGCGGGGATGCACCCCCAAGGCGCTCATCGACTGGACGGTCGAGCACAAGTGCTCATCGTGCGGCCAGAAGATGCGCCCCCCGCGGAGCTCCGTAAAGGACTGGCCGGGTACGCGCCTCTACTCCGGGCAGGGGAAGTGCTCCACATGCGCCAAGGAGGTTCGGAAGGTGTATCCGACGGTCAGGGAGCTGGCTGAGATGGGTCACCCGTGCATTGAGCCCTGCCCCCTCCCGTCCAGTAAGCGATCCAACATCTGGTGAAAGGAGTACCCATGCTGTATCTACTCGTCTACGGCGACAAGTCAGCCCCCGAGGTTGATGTGATCCTCTGCGACAATCATCCCGAGCGCACGAACGACGGCACCCTGATTTTCAGGAATGAGGGCCAGCGGGACATGTACGTCTACCCGGGCGATTACCTGTCGATCCAGCACGCCTACTTCGGCGGGAAGGACGCGTCCCCGTCGTTCCTGTTCGACATCCGCGAAGGCTCCCCGTCGAACGAGGGCGTGTCTATGACGTACCCGGGGGATGTGCGATGAGCGCCGTAGAGAGGATTGCGTCGGTACATGAGAAGGTGGCTCTGGCTGCCATGGATTGTGCTGCGGACGAGCTGCGCGATTCCCTGAATGATGCCGACCAGTGCGGTGCGTGGGATGTGCCCGCCCATAGGCGGGACGCCGAGCAGGATGCGGCGGTTATCCGCGTCCAGGAGGCGCGGGAGGCCCTGGAGGAGCAGCTGGAGATGTTCGTGGGAGACCGGTATGGGTTCGATTCTTGTGTCTCACTAGGGGTGATGTGATGAGTGACAGCACCTCCATGACAGCCGTAGACGCCTTCAAGGCGAAGCTACCCCTCCTTAAGGAGACGTGGATGGAGCTGCAGGACTGCGAATCACTGGAGCTCGGCGACCCGTTCATCGATCACGCGTGGAACGCGTACCTGACTGCCCGCATTGACGTCGAGAACGCGCTCACTGACCTCGTGCAGGAGTTGGGTGGCTTCTACGTCCTAGCTCAGATTTCGAATGTGCATGTAGATGGCGTGGAGTAGGCAGTCCAGGCGCCGTAAGGAGCTCCCTAAGGATTGGGAGAAGATCAGGCGCACGGTCCTTAAGCGCGACGGCGGCCTTTGCGTGTTCTGTGGCAATAAGGCGAATCAGGTGGACCACATCTTTCCGGACGGGCCGCACGTGCCGGATAACCTGAGGAGCCTGTGCCAGCACTGCCACATGGCAAGGACGCAGCAGCAATCCGTCGAGGCAAGAAAGCGCCGCTATAATGGTCGCAATAAGGCTCGCGGCCCACGGCCGAAGAGTAAGCACCCCGGATACTTGTAGGAGAGTCGACGATGGGAGTTAAGGGCCCGATTCCGAAGCGCAGCACGGAGGGTCACCGCACCACGCAGGCGAGGAAGCTCGATGGTGGCGTGAAGCCCGTGAATGTGGTCGCCGATAAGGTGAAGCCACCTAAGCCTGACCCTGACTGGCACCCTATTGCGAAGAAGCTGTGGAAGGCTGTGGAGCAGTCCACGTTCACTCGCTACTATGAGCCGTCGGACTGGATTGTCCTCTACTCCACCTGCGACGACCTGTCGAACTACAAGATGCAGGATCGGCGTTCCCCTACGACGCTGGCGGCCGTGAACACTATGCTCACCAGCCTCCTCCTCACCGAGGGCGATCGGCGTCGCGTGCAGATCGAGATCAACCGCGTTGACGAGTCTGAGGCTGAGTCTGCTGGCGTGGTCGCTCTCCAGGCGTGGGCGAAGGCGCGGGCCGCGAAGTGACCGAGACGCTCCCCGCACCCCGGGAGCGAACAGACACGCTCCCCCCCGAGCTACCTGAGAGGACGATCGGGTATCACGCTGCCGCATGGATGATGGACAACCTTGTGCAGCCGAACGGGCCGCGCGCAGGTCAGCCGTTCATCCCGACTGACAGGCAGATCGAGTTCCTCGCTCACTTCTACGCCCTTACCCATAAGGGGTCCTTTGTGTACAGGCAGGGAATTAGAAGGTTAAGCAAAGGGTCCGGGAAGTCTCCGTTCGCTGCTGCGTTGTGCCTGTTCGAACTCCTCGGCCCTTGCCGGTTCGATGGTTTCGACCGACATGAGCCGTTTGGGGTGCGCGTCAAGCCTATGAGCATGCCTCTCGTGCAGATTGTAGCCACATCGGAAAGCCAAACCGCCAATACTATCCGCATGGTCAGGGCGTTCTGCCAGAAGAAGGGTCCCTTAGCCCGGAAGTATGACCTCGAGGTGGCGAAGACGTTCATTGAGACGCCGGGCGGGGGGAAGCTCCAGCAGATGACTTCCTCCGCTCACTCCATGGAGGGTGGAGAGGTGTCCTTCGTTGTGGGGGATGAGCTTGAGCACTGGCTGCCCGCGCAGGGCGGCCCAGCCATGCTGGAGACGATCCAGCAGAACGCTGCGAAGATGGGTGGCCGCTTCATGGGCACCTGCAACGCTTGGGTGCCGGGCGAGCAGTCGTCCGCTGAGGCGATCTTTGAGGCGTGGTGCGATCAGGAGGATGGTCTCACGCGGGGTAAGACAAAGATCCTCTACGATGCGCGCATCGCCCCGCCGAACACGGTCCTTACGGACGAGCCGGAGGAGGGGCAGGTCGGGCTCACGAAGGCCCTCGAGTACGTGTATGAGGACTGCCCGTGGGTGAACCTGGAGTCCATCAAGGAGCAGATTTGGTCCCCCGAGTACCCCGAGTCTAGGTCGATCAGGTTCTTCCTGAACCGCCCGAACGCCGCAGAGGCGTCCTGGATCACCCTGGAGGAGTGGACGCAGCTCCGTAAGCCTGACCGGAAGGTAGAGCCTGGGGAGCGGATCGTCATGTTCTTCGACGGCTCCAAGTCCAACGACCACACAGCCCTCGTGGGGTGCTGCATGGAGGACGGGCACATCTTCAAGATCGGGCACTGGAAGCCGGAGAAGCCGCTCGGGGTTGTGAATGTGGCTGCCGTGGATGCTGGGGTTAGGAAGGCGTTCGACACGTACAACGTGGTCGCGTTCTGGGCTGACGTGCGCGAGTGGGAGTCGTTCACCCGTACTGCGTGGCCGGAGGATTTCGGTGATCGCCTGATCGTGCCCGCGGTGCGCGGCGGCATGTCTGCGTCTCCGATCGCGTGGGATATGCGGTCGCATGCGTACCAGTTCGCTGAGGCGGCTGAGACGGCGTTCACGGAGATTCAGCAGCAGACGTTCACCCATGACGGGGACTCGGCGCTCGGTGAGCATGTGTCGAACTGTCGCGTGAATGAGTTCAAGGGGCGTTGGTCGGTGAAGAAGGAGTCTCCGAAGTCGTCGAAGAAGATCGATCTGGCTGTGTGTATGATCGGCGCTAGAATGCTGTATAGGCATGTGAAGAACTCGAAGGAGTGGGCGGACCTGACTGCTCCGCGAGGTGAGTGGAAGGTGTTCATGTGAGCTTCCAGAAGATGATCTCTAAGTTCGCGTCGGGCGCCTACCGACCCATCACCTATGAGGGCTACTACGAGGGGAAGCGGCGCCTTGATGCGGTGGGTATCAGCCTGCCCGCGAAGGCCCGGGTCCTGGAGATTCAGGCCCCGTTCGCGAAGATGGCCGTGGATGTGCTCACGGAGATTCTGATCCCGGATGGGTACCGTGTCGCGGATGATGACAAGTTTGGCGTGGTTGACCTGTTGCGGAAGACGTGGCAGGCGAACGACATGGACTCCCAGTTCAACCTCGCTGCAGCGGAGGCAATTAGTGCTGGCGCCTCCTATTGGGTGATTGCGCCCCCGGATGATGAGCACGAGTTCGCGTCAATCCGCGCGGTGGATGCGAAGCATGCCCGAGTGCGCATCAACTTCCGTGGCGAGGTCGTGGAGGGTGTCGTCCTATACCGGCGCGACGATGGGAACGTGGGCGCCACCTACTACACGCCTGACGGCGTGGAGTTCTACGTCAAGGGCAAGTACGACTGGAAGAGCGTCGGCCAGGGGCGTCAGGACCAGTGGGGGGCATCCATCGTCCCCATGTTCAACAGGGCGCGCCTGTCCGACAAATATGGGCGCTCCGACCTGCGTGAGCTCACCTCCGTCATCGACGCCGCCTCTAGGACACTGACGAACCTCCAGGTGGCTCAGGAGGTCGCTTCCTCCCCGCTGCGCGCCGTCGTGGGCGATGGTGCTTCGGACATGATTTCCCAGTATCCCGAGAAGATGCAGGCGTACATGGGGAATCTGATCGCCATTCCCTCCGGCGGTGACGTGAAGCAGCTGACCGGTATGGCGCTGGACCCGTTCATCAACACGTACAGGTCCTACGCGCTCCAGCTGTCCGCCATGACCGGTATCCCGCCGTCGATGATGGGCGTCTCCTCGGATAACAACCCGACGTCCGCTGAGGCCCTGCGCGTGGCGAAGGACCGCCTGATCGCCCGCGCGGAGAACAAGCAGCGCCAGTTCAGTGACGCTCTCGAGAGGGTTGGACGGATCGTGGCGCAGGCAAATGGGATGCCCCTGGATGGGCTTGAGGCCCTGGAGGTGACGTGGCGTGACGCAGCCGCCCCCTCAACCTCCGCGCAGATGGCTAACGCCCTCCAGGCCCACAGTCAGGGCATCATCGGGGATGAGACGGCCCGCGAGTTCCTTCACCTTACCCCTGAGCAGCTGCGCCGCGAGAAGGCCCGTGGCGACAAGATGGATGCCGAGGCGGGCCTGGATATGCCGGAGGCTCCGGAGGCTCCCGAGGATGTGGAGGAGGACCCTAAGAGTGAGTGAGGCCCTCTTCTACAGCATCCTGCGCGGCATCGTCATGCTTTTCCGGCGTCGGGCAGAGGATGCGCTCAAGGCGTTCGACGGCCTCCCTGAGCCACCCCCGGTGGAGCATGTGGGGGACCTCCTGACTCCACTCATGTGGCAGGCCAGGAAGCAGGCATGGGCTGCAGCTGCCCTGTTCCTGCGCGGCCAGGCCCGCAAGGCCGGGGCGCCTGAGTCATGGATTCCTCCCCAGCCGGGGTACTCACCGAAGACGATCGCCCGCACGATTCGTGGCACTCAGGGGGCGTTGTCGTCGCCTGAGGGGATGAGGCGCCTGGAGCGCACCCTGGAGGGGCATGTGCTGGCCGCTGCGCGCCGAACGGTGGCTGATGCGGTGGATACTGCTCCGTCCTCGATTGAGCTCGTCGAGGGCGCCCTGGATGACCTGGCGAAGGACCTTGAGGAGTTCTCCGAGAATGCCCAGAAGGCGATCGTCGAGGACGTTGAGAAGGTCGAGGCCCGTCGCCGCCCGCGCATGTCCCTGGAGGAGGCTTTCGAGAAGGTCGCCGACCGGATCGAGGAGGCTGTCCGCACTCTCGACGAGGAGGAGCTCGTTAAGGAGCGCCACCGCAGCATGAAGGTGTTCTCGGAGGTACCGGACAAGTACCGCCGCAACTCCAGGGGTGAGCTGATTGCCCGGCCGTTCGCTTTCGCCCGCGTCACTCACCCGAACAAGAATGGCCCCTGTGGTTTCTGTGCAATGCTCGCCTCTAGGGGGCCGGTCTATAAGTCGTCGGAGTCTGCTGGCCTTAGGGTGGACAAGTTTCACGCGAATTGCGTGGTGGGCGACACGAAGGTGTCAGGCCCTGACGTGAAGGTCGGCTATCGACGGTACTACGAGGGAGAAATTGTCACCCTCGTCACCGCCGGAGGACATGAGCTTACCATCACCCCTAACCACCCAGTACTTACCGACAGGGGTTGGGTTAACGCTGGCGACCTCCAAGAGGGAGACAATCTGGTCAGCGGCACCTTCGGAAATGGGTACCTGACTTTGAGACCATGCGAAGATGATGCTCCACCCAGCATTGAGGATGTCGTGAGTGCGCTTAGCATGGTGGGCGCGACGCGAGTTAGCGGCGTGCCAACTTCCCCCGAGGAGTTCCACGGCGACGGGTGCGATTCCAAAGTCGACATTGTAGCCTGCGACAACCTGCTCGGGGATGTACGAGACGCCTCGGTCATTGAGCCATCCTCCGAGGAGGATTTCGAGGTGGGAGCGCGCGCGCTCTCCGGTGAGGGCCTTTCTCGCTCTGGTCTCGGCGGAATGGAGGCGCTGTTCTGGAGTTTGCTTGCGTCCGGTGAAGAGCTTTCTGGCTTGTGCGCGACGCATTTCGATCTCCTCTTCGGAGACTCGCTCCCAGCGGAGACGCGAGGACTCCTTGCGCCCTCTAATGGGGAGGTCGGCTTCTTGGAGCCATCTCCTGACGACAGTGCGGCTGACGCCGAACATCTCGGCCATCTTGTTGACGCTCTCCCCAGACTCGTAAACCTCGTTGAGGTTGGCCGGGGGTGCGACTCGCTTCGTGCTGACGCGCCCCACCTTGGGGAACGCTTCGATCCCCCGGCGGCGAAGGGAGAGGCGGAGCGACTCAGGGTCTTTGTTGAGTATGGCGGCCGTCTTTTGGAACGACTTGGTTTCATGGTAAAGACGGATCGCCTCATTGATAAGGGCGTCAGGCAGTACGTTGGCCATGTTTACAACCTTCAAACATCGGAGGGGTGGTACAGCGCAAACTCTATCGTAACCTCCAACTGCTTCTGTACTGTCACCCCCGTTTTCACCTCCAAGCACTGGGAAGGGAAGGAACAGCAGGTCGGATACGAACGTGTGTACAATGAGGTTGTGCGCGACCAGGACCTTCACGGGGAGGATGCTCGTCGCGCAATGGACAAGTACTTCCGGGAGAAGCAGAAGGAGCGTAAATGAGCGACACCCCCGCGCCTGAGCCCTCCGTCGTTGAAGAGACTGACGGACCTATCTCAACCACCGACTACCCCATCGAGCACCCCGAGGAGGCCTCCAATGAGACTCCTGCGAAGGACGAGGAGACTCCTGCGGAGGAGGCGCCGAAGGATGATGAGGAGACTCGTTCGGATGAGGTGAGTGAGCTGCGCGCCCAGCTGGCCGCACTCACCGAGAAGCTCGAGGCGAAGGAGGCCGCCGAGCGTGCCGCCGCCGAGCTATCCGAGAAGGAGTCGATCCTCTCTAAGGCCAACATTCCGGCCCGCTTCGCTTCATTCCTCACCGGAGACAAAGACTCGTGGCAGGAGCAGGTAGACGCCCTCGCCACGCTGCGCGAGCAGGCAGACGCCGTGCCCGCGCCGTCAGTCCCCCGCGACCCTGCGGTGGATGCAGACCTTGAGACCGAGGATGACGGCCTGAGTGAGGCGCTCGGGTTCTTCGGCCTCGCAGACCAGTAAGGAGGGCATATGCCTGCACCCGCGTACAACCCTGACAACGAAGCCAAGATCGAGACAGTATCCAAGATTCTCGGCGCTAACGCTGGGAATGAGGCCGCGTTTCCCCAGACCGTCGTAAAGGGCATCTGGGACAACGCCATGAAGGGCTCTGTAGTTCAGGGTCTCGCCGGTAGCGTCCCGGTCTCCATTAACGGTACCGCGATCCCGATCCCTGTCGGCCAGCCCACCGCTGGCATCGTTCAGGAGGGCGGCCTTAAGCCGGTCGCTACTCTGTCCAGCAAGGTCAAGACGGTCACCCCGGTCAAGGCTGCCGTGATGATCCTCTACTCTGAGGAGACCGCTAAGGCTGACCCGCTGGGCGAGTACTCTCGTATCCAGAAGGCTCTCGGTGAGGCCATTGCTCGCGCCATCGACACTGCCGTCATTCACGGCATCGACGCGAACACTGGTGCCGCCATCACTGGCAAGGAGGCCCTGACCTCCACCACGAAGGCGCAGGAGCTGGACCTGGCCTCGACTGCTACCGGCTACTTCACCAAGCAGCTGTCCGCCGCCTATGACAAGGTTGTGCTGGATGATGCTGACGAGGCTGAGTTCGGTTTCGATCACTTCCTCCTGGCCCCGAAGTTCCGCTCGAACCTGGTGAACGCCCTGGATGCTCAGGGTCGCCCGCTCTACCAGCAGGCCCCTGACATCACCGCGAAGTTCGGTACCGTCCTGGGTGTCCCGGCTACCTACTCTCGTGCCGTCTCCGGCTACGAGAAGGCCAAGCCCCCGGCCGCGAAGCTTCTCGGTATCGGCGGCGACTTCAAGGACGCTCTGCGGCTCGGCTTCGTTGAGACCATCACCTACCGTAAGGCGACCGAGCGTGCCGGTGGTGTTGACCTCTTCGACCGCAACATGGGTGCGATCCTCGCTGAGGCCCAGTTCGGTTGGGTTCTGCGTGACCCGCGCGCGTTCGTGAAGATCACCAGCAAGTGACCCGGGTGGTGGCCGCTGGTTTCGACTGGCGGCCACCCCGTGGCCTGGGTTCCTGGGGGGGGGGGGGAGGGACGGGAGCAACACTGGGTG